CCGACAAGCGCTTATCATTGATAAGCAGGGTACACGTTCATTTTCCTAGGGTAAACCATGCCATTACAGAAACTCCAGTTCAGACCAGGGCTTAACCGCGAAGGAACGGATTACAGCAACGAGGGCGGTTATTTTGACTGCGACAAGGTGCGTTTTCGTTCTGGCTTTCCTGAAAAGATTGGCGGATGGATTCGCCTGTCTAACGACACGTTTCTGGGCGTAGCCCGTGCACTGTGGAACTGGGTTACTTTAAACGGTGCTAACTTATTGGGTGTTGGCACTAACCTTAAATACTATATTGAGCAGGGTGGTGACTATAACGACGTTACACCCATTCGTGCCACATTTACTACCGCATCTACGCCGACTACAAACAACATTATTAAAACGACTAATGGCTCTAATGTCATTACGATTGACTACGCAAACTACGGTGGTATATCAGGTGACTTTGTAACCATTAGCGGCGCTACTGCAGTGGGCGGAATACCCGCCGATCAGTTAAACGCAGAACATCAGATTACGTATGTAGACTTAGACACCTTTACGTTTACCGTAGCAAGCAATGCAACTTCAACTGCCACTGGCGGGGGCACAGCTATTGTTATGGCGTTTCAAATCCAGACTGGTTTGGACACCTTTATTGTTGGCACTGGCTGGGGTGCAGGAACTTGGCCTTCTTATATAAACACAACCTTAACAAACCCATTTACTGCCGCTAGTATCGGGGTTTCTGTTCTTACGGTTACTCAGGCAGGTCATGGTTTAACCAGCGGCGACTACGTATATTTTTCTAGTATTTCTGCTGATGCTTGCGGAATCAACCGTTTAGTACTGCAAAAGGCGTTTCCAATTACCGTTACTAGTTCAAGCACCTACACTATATCAACTGTTATAGGCGGCTTTACTTACTTAACTACTTCGACTGCAGCATCTGGCGGTACGGTTGTAGTATCAACTCCTGTGGCTCCTGTACGGGGCTGGGGCGCTGCAGCGGCTGTGGGTATTGGTCAGCAGTTACGCCTTTGGACAAACGATAACTTTGGGCAAGATTTAATTATTGCCCCTCGTGGTGGCGCTATTTATTACTGGAACGCAACTACTGGCGTTTCTGTACGAGCGGTAGAATTAAGTACTTTAGCTTCTGGCGCAACGGTTCCAGGCACTTCTTATACTTACCAAGACTTTGTTCCAAACCAAACAAATCAAATTATTGGCTCCTCAATTCAGCGTTTTGTAATTACGTTTGGTTCAAATCCATATGACCCAACTAATCCAACTACACCTTTTGACCCCCTTTTAGTACGCTGGTCTGACCAAGAAAATCCGTTTTTATGGGTTCCAGAAGCCACAAACCAATCAGGTGAGTACCGCCTAAATATTGGTTCGTTTATTATGTGCGCAAAATCTACCCGCCAAGAGATTTTGGTTTGGTCAGACGCTGCTATTTACTCCATGCAGTATTTAGGACCTCCTTATGTTTGGGGTTTCCAGTTGTTGCAAGACAACATAACCATCATGTCACCTAATGCGGCGATTACGGTAAACAACGTGACTTACTGGATGGGTACAGATAAGTTCTTCTCATATACAGGTCGTGTGGAAACTTTGCCATGTACGCTGTGGCAGTTCGTCTTTGACGACATTAATAAAGACCAAGCGTTCCAAGTGTTTGCTGGATCAAATGAGTCCTACAACGAGGTATGGTGGTTCTACTGCTCGCAAAACAGTAATGCAGTCGACAAGTACATTATTTACAACTACCTTGAGCGGGTATGGTCGTACGGCACAATGGCTAGAACGGCTTGGTTAGACTCAGGTTTGCGTCAGTTCCCAATGGCTGCCTATCCAACAGGCAATAAGATCTTGTTCCATGAAGCCAACGTAGATGACGTATCAGGGTTAACCCCAGTACCGATTGAGGCGTATATTCAGTCTTCTGACTTTGACATTGGTGACGGACATAACTTTGGTTTTGTGTGGCGTATCCTACCAGACATTACGTTTAACGGCTCAAATGCAAACCAGCCATCGGTTACGATGACCCTGCGCCCACGGCAGAACTCAGGAACACCTTATGGTAGGGCAGATAGACCTCAAGTAGCCAGTACGCAGAACTACACCAGCCGCAATACCTACGAGGTTCAAGAGTTTGATGGGCAGGTTTATACCCGCTTACGTGCTCGCCAAATGAGCTTTCGGATTGAGTCAAGCGGTTTAGGAGTAGCTTGGCAGTTAGGTAGCCCACGTATTGATATTAGACCTGACGGTAGACGTTAATGGCATATACCCCGTTACGCCCCCCGAAAGCGCCCAATTTACTAGTCGCGCCTATTGTTTATGACCAGCGTTACGTAGACCAGCTTACTAATGCCCTGCGTTTGTACTTTAACCAGATTGATAACGGCATGGCGTTTTTGCTGTCTGGCACAGGCGGGGCTAGTCTAAGTTTGCCGTTTATTGCTGCATCTGACTCAACCGACCAGATTGCAACAGACTCTAATACCCCTGCGGTTGTGAAATGGAATACGCTTGATGGAGGTAACGGATTTACTCTAAATGCTCCTGGATCGGCTACGGCGCTTGTGTCGGGTGTGTATAAAATTACATATAGCCTTCAGTTTACAAATACGGACAATGCCGCCCATGATGCTGCGGTTTGGTTAAAAATCAATAACATTGATGTACCCCGCTCAACAACCATATTTACTGTGCCAGCCCGTAAAAGCGCTGGGGTATTTAGTTATGTCTGTGCCTACTCAGAAGTCGTGTTTTCTTTAGAGGCTGGTGATGAGATGGAGCTGTACTGGGCAACTGGGCAATCGTATCGGGTTTCACCAGCAAGAGACGGTATTTACATAGAAGCATTAGCTGCTCAAACTAGCCCATATACCAGACCTGCAACCCCGTCTGCATTAGGCTCAATTACCTTTGTTTCTAGGCTTCCATAGGGGACATAACAATGATAAAGTACTACTTAATTTAGACGAGGTGTGATATGGCTGGTGGCGGCGTAGGCGAGGCAATGTTAATTGGAGCAGCGGTAGGTGCTACTGCTGGCGGTGCTGGTGCGGCTATTCAAGGCGGTGACCCACTTAAAGGCGCACTTACTGGCGGTGCTTTAGGCGCTGTTGGGGGTGGTTTAGGGGCTGGTGTTGGCGCCGCTGGTGGCGCTGGAGCTGGTGGAGCTGGTGGCGCTACGGCTGGTACAACTGCGGGAACTACGGCTGGTACAACTGCGGGAACTACGGCTGGTACTACAGGAAGTGTTTTTGGTGGCGCTAGTGAAGGTATTGCTGGGGCTACAAATTTAGGTTCTTCTATTAGTGGTGGCACTGGGGCTACAGGCGGCGCTGGTATTGGGGATGTATTTGCTGGATTTTCTCCTACGGGTTCAGCCGCTGGTACTGCTGGCGCTACTGTCCCTGCTGGAGGGTATGGCGTTGCTGGTGGTAGTGCTGGAACTACAGGTGGTGTAACTGCTGGAACTACAGGTGGTAAAGCACCCCCCGTTACTAATGTATTTGGTCAAACTGCTGGAACTCCTGGATATTTATCAAATACGGCTTTAGGTATGACCGCTGCAACTTCTGGTATTGCTGGCGCTTCACAAGCTGAAAGAGCGCAGTTTGGTATGCCTCCTGGCGAAGAATACGATGGTCCTTTAAGCAGGCTCAGATACGATCCAGATCAATTTAGGGCTTCTGAACCTACTTATGCTCCTGGCAGTGTGTATCGCCCAACTTATGCTGCTGAGGGGGGAATTATGCAAGCCTTCCAATCTGGTGGGCCTGTTGAACGCATGAGTCAAATGAACACGGCATTAAACCCACAAGGCGGTTTGTACCCACAAGGCATGATTGATAAGACCCAATATGCTGTTCCTACTCAGCGTCCTACTAGTATGGAAGTACTAGATGCAGGTGCCCAAAGAACGTTTGCTGCTGGTGGTATTGTTCGTTATGCTCCTGGTGGCATGATTGATCCGTCTATGGGTATTGCTGCAGCACAGCAATCTAATCAACAATCTACAGGATCTTCAGGTATTGATAACCTCATGGGTAACAAAAAACGTATGTTAACCAAAGAACAGATGGACGCCGTTGCATTGCAAGGCATGTCTAAAGACGCTATGCAAGATGTTTATGGGCAGATGGCAGCACAGGGTTTAGCTAAAGGCGGTCAGTTAGGAGGATACTCAGATGGTGGCAGGATGCTTAAAGGGCCTGGTGATGGGATGTCTGACTCTATTCCTGGGGTTATTGCTAACAAACAG